ACGCCTGGCAGGCAGTCCACGACCTCACTGAGGCATTCCAATACTACCTTATCCAGGCAACCGTAAACCTTGCAAAAGAAAAAGGTGCTTGTGGATATTCCGATCGCACCAAGTATGCACAGGGAATTCTTCCCATTGATACATACAAGAAGGACGTTGACGAAATTGTGCCTAACGAGTTAAAATATGATTGGGAAGGTCTTAGAGAACTGGTCAAGCAATACGGAGTTAGGAACTCAACATTGTCCGCACAGATGCCTTCAGAGAGCAGTTCCGTTGTGTCAAATGCCACAAACGGAATCGAACCTCCTAGAGCATACATGTCCGTTAAGAAGTCCAAGAAGGGCGTCCTTAAACAGATTGTCCCTCAATACGGATCTCTTAAGAACGCTTATACGCTTCTTTGGGATATGGAGTCCAATCGTGGTTATATTAATATTGTTTCTGTAATGCAGAAGTTCTTTGACCAAGCAATCAGTGGCAACTGGTCTTATAACCCAACTCATTATCCTAACAATGAGATTCCTATTTCGGTTTGGGCACAAGACCTTCTGACTACATATAAGTACGGTTGGAAGACCAGTTATTATCAAAATACTTATGATATGAAGGACGACGAGGTTGAAGAAACCGTAAGTCAGTCTCTTGATAGTTTAATCTCTCAACTAGAAAACGCCGAGGAGGAAGATTGTGAGTCTTGTAAGATTTAAGACAGGGTTAGAGGAAAAACCAATGGTTGAGTCTATGACGGTTTTTAACTCTAATGAGGTAGATACAAAGAAACAACCAATGTTTTTTGGTCAACCTCTAGGGATTCAGAGATACGATTCTTACAAATATCCAATCTTTGATAAACTTACAACACAACAACTAGGTTACTTTTGGAGACCCGAGGAGGTCTCCTTACAAAAAGATCGTGGTGATTATCAATCACTGCGACCTGAACAAAAGCATATCTTTACCAGTAATCTGAAGTATCAGATTATGCTGGACTCGGTTCAGGGTCGTGGACCTGGTATGGCATTTGCACCATACTGCTCCCTTCCTGAACTGGAAGCTTGTATGAAAGTGTGGGAATTCATGGAAATGATTCACTCACGCTCCTACACATATATTATCAAAAACGTATACTCCGACCCTTCGGAAGTTTTTGATACCATCCTCAAAGAGGATCGCATTATGGAGCGTGCAGTGACTGTGACTCAAGCGTATAATGATTTTATCAACTCAGCACATCAGTATGATAATTCTGCTGAGTGGATGCACGCATTAGAGCAAGTTCCCTACGCAAAAGAGGCAAGGTATGAACTCAAACGCAAACTATACAGAGCAGTTGCAAACGTTAATATTCTTGAAGGCATTCGCTTTTACGTGTCATTTGCTTGCAGTTTTGCATTTGGCGAACTCAAACTTATGGAAGGAAGTGCAAAAATCATCTCACTAATTGCAAGAGATGAGAATCAGCACTTGGTTATCACTCAAAACATTCTTAAAAACTGGATGAATGGTGATGACCCAGAGATGAAGCGTATTGCTCAAGAGGAAGAGCAATGGTTGTATAAGGCGTTTGAGAACGCAGTCAATCAAGAAAAGTATTGGGCAGAGTATCTGTTCAAGGACGGTTCTATGATTGGTCTGAATGACAAACTGTTACAGCAGTATGTCGAATGGATTGCCAATCGTAGAATGAAAGCAATTGGACTCAAACCGCTCTATGATATTCCAGCAAAGAATAACCCACTTCCTTGGACTGAGCATTGGATTTCTTCGAAGGGTCTTCAAGTGGCACCACAAGAAACCGAAGTTGAGTCCTATATCGTCGGAGGAATCAAACAAGATGTCACAGAAAACTCTTTTACAGGATTCCAACTATAACTGGGATACCAATAAAATGCTTGCTGCCTACCAAGAAGCAGCAGATTGTGATGAATATCTCTTCGGAGATTATGATTACTGTTCAGAATGGATGAATGATACAGAGGGTCTTTGACCCTCTTTTTTTATAAATATCTTTTATAAAGGATATTTAAGTAGTCAAAATGAAATCCCTGTCGCAGTCAGAATACGGAGAACTCAGATCTCTTTATAGTCAAGTTTATGCTCCCAAGTTTGAAACAATCTTGGACGAAATGACGGATCAAGAAGTTGATGAACTCACCGAAGAGATCATTGAAGAAACTGTAGAAGAGTTTTTCCTTGAGTGTCTGGAAGAAGGATTTGATATTGATAGCGTAGAAGAAACACTTTGCGAATCTCTTGAGACATCATTAACGATGCTTAATGAGGTTTCTGATTCATACTATGCTGATGCTGTAAAGTCTGGAAAGGCAAAAGCAGCAAAAGCAAAAAGAGCAGAGATGATCGGTAAAGTAAAAGGTGCCGTTAAGAAAGTAGGATCTGCTCTCAAAGCAGGTGCTGGTAAGGCTGCAGGGGCAGCAAAGGCAGGTGCTAAGGCAGCAGGTAAAGTAGCAGTCCGTGGTGCTGGATATGCCATTGGTGCCGCTGGGAGAGCAGCATCCACTGCTAAGTCAGAATTCAAGAAAGGGTATGAAAGAGGATCGAAAGGGTCTTCTTCATCTTCTAGCGACTCTGGATCGTCTGATAGCGGTTCCTCATCGCCCTCATCTTCCTCATCGTCCTCTGGTTCTTCCTCATCGTCCTCTGGTTCTTCCTCTTCTGGAAGCACTCGCAGGGCAGTAGGAGGCGCTGTAAGGAAGGTTGGAAGTCTTCTGAAGAAAGGACTGAAGAAAGCTGTTGGTGGTGCTGCAAGAGCAGTAGAAAAAGGTGCTGGTAAGGTTGCCAGAAGAATGGGTGAAGAACTGGAAGCAACCGGACTCTTCACTGCGGAAGAGATTGAGTCAATCTTAGAAGCAGAAATTAATGAAGGTTCCTATGAGGACAGAATTGCTGCTAACAACAAAAAGTACGATGCAAATCGTAAAAGAGCAGCACAAAGAGCAGCAGCAAGAAATGCCGCCAGAGATGCTGGACAAACAGGTGCTGTAAAAGGTGTAGGATATGTAACTCCTAGACGTGAGAAAGAAACCTATACAGACTCAGCAGGTAAAACAAGACACGCAAAGGGTCTCTGATACAAAACTCAAATAATACTCAGGGGGCTTGACAAGTCCCCTTTTTTATTGCTAGACTAGGTTTGTCCCGGTTAAAGATAAATAATAGCTCATAAGATTCTATAAGATGAGCTTTGAGATAAATACTAGTGTAAGTTATGAGAATCCATGGACATTTGATAACAAACCTTTTGATAGTATTGATATTGGGGATTACTTCGGGTTTGTTTATCTCATTACCAATAAGTCCAACTCACGACGTTACATTGGTAGAAAGTATTTTTGGTCGTTCAGAAAACCACCGGGTAAAAAAAGAAAAGTAAAACAAGAATCGGATTGGAAGAAGTATTACGGTTCTTGCCCAGAATTAAAAGAGGATTTAAAAAAATACGGTAAAGAGACTTTCAATAGAGAAATAATAAGTCTCCACACCACGAAGGGTAATTGTAACTTTGAGGAAACTAAGCAGTTATTCTTAAATAATGTCTTATCTGAGGCACTTGACGACGGCAGTCCAGCGTATTACAATAGCAACATCCTTGGACGCTACATGCGAAAAGATTATGGTAACTTTGGAAGATACCCTGAAAGCGACACATGACTGGGCAATAGATCGTATACATACTCTTTGTGAAATTCCTACTTATGATGCTATTAGTACAGTAGAAGATGCACATGCCATCAAGGCAGAATTCAGTGAGTGGTTAGATCCAGAAATCGAAGATCATGAAATCTATTCACTAGAATACTTAGGAGACGAAGATGACTAACGGAGCATCACAAAGTTTTAAAAAAAGAATACTAGAAGAATGTAAGAAGTTGACTGATGAAGGTAAGCACATCGAAGCAAGTCACCTCTTCAGAACATACTTCCCCGACTTTGGGTCAGCACTCCCTGACCGATTTGACAGCGTAGGGTATTAGTGTTAGACTACATAGACTTGAGCCGACAGAGAAATTTTCTCTAAGCGGATGCCGAGTTCAAACGATTTAATGCTTAAAAAAATATCTATTCTTTCACTTCTTGCAGTTCCTGTTGCTGCTTGTGCCTATCCATCTATCAGTGAAATCTCAGCACCACCAAAGGTTGCTATGGTAGATGTAAAAGTCAATGAGGGTAAAGCAATCCCTATTGAAGTGATTGATAAGTCTTGGAAGTGCCCTGGTTGTAACGACAATGAGAAGTACGTTCTCCAACAACTCCAAGAGAAAACAAACATCTCTGACCGTAATGCCCTTGCAACGATTATGGGCAACATTAAGTCGGAGAGTAACTTCTATCCCAACATCTGTGAGGGTGGAGCACGAGTTCCTTATGAGCGTTGTCTTAGTGGTGGGTATGGACTCATTCAGTGGACAACATACAAGAGATATGCTGGTCTAGGAAAATTCTGTAAGAAATTTGGTTGCAATCCTAGCAGTATTGAAGGGCAGACTCGTTATATGATAAACGAGTCCCAGTTCCAAAAAGTTCTTCCCGAATTTGAGGGACACGGACAACCTGTGCATCAGTATATGGTTGGAGCCTACTATTGGTTGGGTTGGGGCATCAAAGGTTATCGTGAGCAATACGCTTATAACTATACTAAGAAACTTGTCTGGTCATGATCAAAAAAGTAATTAATCAAATTAAAAAAGTTTTTATCCCTAGAAGTGAATTCATTGAAGAAACTCCTAAGAAAGTTGAGAAGAAACAGGCGTCTTATACGGGAGTGGTTGCCCCTATCACTACTCCTACTGATTCTTGGTTTTCTGAACCAGTAAAAACCGAAAAGGTTATTGCCTACGAAAAGCATGTTGCTCAAAAGATTGAAGAGCAAAAGTTTATCGAGGCAGCACAACCTAAAAAGGAAGCAGAGGATATTCATCAACAGATGTATGATCGTGTCACCAAGTATTGGGGCACTTGGCAAGAAGAACTTCCTGGTGGGTCCGAGAACTTCCAGTCTGGTCCTGGTGGTTGGAACTCTGGTACTGGTATGGGGCAGTTTA